ACCGCTTTGACCTCATAGCAAAATATAAACAAGATTTACTTGATAGCACAAATATCGAAACAAGCCCAGATGAAATGGCGGTAATTGATAATATCTTGTTTCGCTTTTGGTAGATGGGATGGCTTTTGCCAACACCACGCACCAACGCAGACCACATAAAAGCAATGACGGATGAAGAGCTGGCAATATTTCTTAAATCAGGTTGTAGAGCAATCATAACAAAATCTTATGTATGTGATTATTATACAGAATGGGCAGATACGGATTGTAATAAATGTTGGCTTGATTGGTTAAATCAGGAGATACAAGAATGACAGAGTATATAGATAAAGAAGTAGCTATAAATGATTTAATAGATAATTTTATATTTCATAGTTATGTAGGAGAAGCAGCAAAAAAGGTTATTGATAAGATTCCTGTCGCTGATGTGCGCCCTAATATATGTGCCAAGTGGGAAATAAACTGTGATGGTTGGTATCCATATTGTTCTAATTGTAAACAAGAGCCACAAGGCCGAATAATGACAAATTTTTGCCCCAATTGTGGAGCAGATATGAGGAGAAGCAATAATGATAATACTGATTAAAAATATAGAGATGCCAAAAAATTGTTTTGAATGCTTTTGTCATGAGTAGATTAAAGCAGGCATTGACCATCCTACTTTTGATTATTGTGTGTTAGAAAATTGGAGACAATCACGTACCCCTCTTACTATGACACCTGCAGAAGCAATGGAAGGTATCGCTGATTTCTGTTCTCTTATTGAACTTCCACCTCACGGACGATTAATAGATGTAAATACAGCAATAATGTTATTACAAGATTATTATAATCGTGAAAAAGATATACTTAAACAACACGCGATTGGTGAATGTATTATGATTATAAAGGATGATGTTCCCACGGTCATAGAAGCAGAGGGGGGCGAGTGATGGCAGAGATTAAAATTCCTATAAAAATAGATGGTTTTCAGTGTGTTGAGGAAATGGTACAAACTGTTCTGAACTACACATACAAAGGAAGAACACTTAAAGAATGGGCTGATAGCATTTCAGAACCGCAAACTAACGCCGATTGCATCAGAGCTATGACGGATAAGGAGCTAGCAGAGTATCTTTGTCGTGTTGAAAATGCTGATTCATATGTGTTTGATTGGCTATACTGGCTAAAACAGGAGGTATAGGGATGATAGAATACATAAATCGTGAGCAAGCATTGTATGAACTGTGCAATAACTCTATTCCTGTATTTGATGAAGATGGGCATATGTCATTCGTGTGTGATTACATTACTGTATTAAATAATATTCCTGTTGCTGATGTGGTTGAAGCAGTACATTGCAAGGATTGTAAATGGCATGAAATAATGGGAGAATATAAATAAATGTATAATTTAATTGATTGGCTTTCTTTTTTTCTTGGTTTAGGCGCAGGAATTTTATTAAGTTCAATAATTCTTTCTATAATAATTAATATTCCTTCACGCCATTAGCGAGGAAAGTAAATAATGATTTATTTAATACCTTGTGAATATTGTAATACTAATCAATATATAAAAATAAATAAAATAGTTGTTTCACACATAAAATCATTTCAATGTAGATGCGATAAATGTGGTAATCAAAGCGCTCCTCATCCTAATAAAAAAGAAGCAATAAAAATTTGGAATACAAAAGATCATGTGCTTATTAATCCTGACGGAGCAGGGGGAATGTGGGAATATTGTGAAACAGAATATTAAGAAGGTATAAGGATGGACGAGATAACTCTTTTGGTAGAAAATTTTATGCGACTTGCCTCCGTTGGGGGGGTTAAATATAGTGAAACTCAAAGAAGTTTATCTACGAAGCTTTCCCAACCGAAAATGACCAATTGCAAGAACTGCGGCGCACCGCTACACGGCAACCACTGTGAATACTGCGGAACGGAGTATTAGGAGGTGCAGGAATGACAGAATATATTGAAAAAGATGTGGTAATAAATGATATTGGTGAATTATTCACGATTTGCTATGAAACGCTCCCTAATGAATATGGACACCATTTTATCGTTGAGGAAGAATTACAAACTCATTTGAATTTTGTAAGAAATCTCCCCACCGCTGATGTAAAGCCTGTGATACGGGGAAAGTGGATAAATACCTATATACAAGGTGTTCACCATTACCGATGTACGAATTGCGGAGAATACATTGAGGCTATTTGGATGGCAAACTTTGACTACAACTTCTGCCCTAACTGCGGAGCGGATATGCGGAGAGGGGAAAATGCATAATGCAGATAATTGAAACTTGTCCGAAGTGTGGGGCTGATTTAGAATGTTCAGTTATTGCGACAAACCCGCCTATTCCAATAAGAAGTTGCCGAAGGTGCGGGTGGCATTGGGAAGGTAAGCTTCAATGGGATCAGATGATTATTCGTGTACCGTTTGTACCGCCGGAGGAGGGCTGACAATGACCGCAGATGAAATTGCCTATGATGAACTATGTATAGGCTGTATAGATGAAAAAAGATGCCACGATAATCCAGTAGATTGCTGCGACCGCTATATAGCGCGGGTAGAAGAATTGGAGGATAAAGAATGAGCCTATTTATTAAGGGTATGGAACTGCCGAAATCCGGAGAAAAAATTATTATTTTGACTTCAAGTGGGTATATAGAAGATGTGTCCGGCCAAGTTATTGAAGGGGCTGAAGCTGTTTCTATCCCCACACCCCACGGGAGGCTGATAGATGAAAAATGTATAAAAGAATACATAACAGACACCACAAAAGGCTTTGAAGAAATGAATAGAAATGATTTGCAAAATTATAGTTTAATTGCCGGTTTGCGTACGGTTGAGGTAATGATTGAGCATGCTCCTACGATTATAGAAGCGGAGGAATAAAAGTGTCAATAAAAGCGTTAGAATTAATTGTTATAGGTTTTGCTGCTATTATGAATTTTATAGCAAGCATTGTTATTTTTGTAGATGTTATTAGAAAAGAAGTTGATAAAGAATGGTTAATACCTAGTTTTTTATTTTTTGGTAGTGCTATATGTTGGATTATAGCTTTAACATATTATTTATAAAAAAGGATTAAAAAATGAAAATATTTAATAAAAAAAAGAAAGAACCTATTTGTTAGTCTTGTCAAAATTTAATGTGGTATAATAAACATTATTATAAATGTGCGATATTTCACATTTGGGGAGATAAAGAAGATTGTCCTATTTGGTGTAAAGATTATAAAAAAAGAGAAAAAAGCGATGAAAACAAAGAAAATGAATCTTAATTTGTCAATAGAAGTTAATGAAGAAATGTTTTCTAATATGTGCTAGAATACATTAGAAAATCTTCCAGAAGAAAAACTTCAAGAAATTTTACTTAAAGCAATAGAAATTGCGTTAATTGAAGATAAAACAAATTCAACAAAATGGTCTAAGGATATTTTAGTAGGAGAAAATTATCATCCTACTGCTTTTACTAATAAACTTTTAGCGCAAGCAAATTTTGAAAAATATTTTGAATCTATTGGAGAAGAAATATCTAATTTTATAATTAAAAATTATAGAGAAATCATTATTGATGCTATTGCTTCTGCTTTCGTTAATATGTTATTTACTACTAATAATAAATATAATTTTGAATATCAATTAATAGATACTATAAAACATAGGTATAAATTATATGAAACTTAAAGATATACTTCCACCAACTCCGCTTAAACAAATAATGGTTAGAACTAATGACCCTCTTAATAAAAACTATGATGGTATTCTTTTTGGATATGTTAGTTGGGATGGAGAAAAACTTATTAGTTTAGATGGTGATAATTATTATTTAGAAGAAGAAATTACTCGTTGGACCTGGGAAGATGATGGAAGTTTAACCTATTGGATTCATAGTGATTGGGAAATGGAAAAAGGAGTTATTTTTAGAAATGAAAAATATTAATTGTTAGTTTAATGGAGAAGAATTAGGATATATTTTAGATGGACTTCGTTTATGCGAAAGTTCATTTATTGTACCAGAAACATTAAAAAAAATAAAAGCAGTAGAAATTAAAGTTGCTACTTATTATACAGAAGCAAAGAAAGAAGAAATTAATGCATAAATATCTTAGTGAAATTATGAGAAATAAACCCTGTTTTTTAGAATTTCCCAAGGAATGGAAATTCTGGAAACAACGATGGCAATATGGATTTGACCAACGAGAAACCTATGCGCTTAATGATACTTTTTATTGCTGGCTTTATGAGCGACTTAGAATGTATGTTGATACAGCTGGTAAAATTATTGACCTTGAATATCATAGGTTTATTTGGAAGGGAAAAGGATATACTCAACTTGACTTAATAAAAGAACTTTTAACCCGTCTTGAATTTTATTTTAAATCTAGTGAAGATTGTATTCTATTAAACGAAGAAGAAGAAAAGATTATACTGGAAATAGGCGAGATTTGGGCACTTCTTCTTCCCGCTATGTGGTGGTAATAAAAGGAGAAACCATATTATATATGTTTTTCATAATGATTTTAAACTCTATTCAATTTTGGATGATATGTGATATTATGTTATAATATCACATATTTTTTTATTATTTGAATTTTTATAAAAATTATGATATAATATTTATATAAGGTATAAGAGGAGGGTTTTTCATATGACAAAAGAACAGGCAATTATTGAAATTCTTAAAAAAGATTATTGTTTAACTGGATTTCAAATTAAAGGTTTTGTTTATCGTAATTATAATATAAAAATTTCTCCTCAGTTTGCGGCGACAGCTCTCCGTCCGCTTATAGCTGACGGCCTTATAAATAAATTTCCTGATCCCTCCTCTGGCAAGATGGTATATTGGATTACAGACAAGGGAAAGAAGGTTTTATAATGAATTATCATAATAGAGAATGGATTATGTATAATGTTTATAAACATTATGTAGAAGCAAAACGAATAATTCCAAGAGAATCCATTATTGGTATTTTTCTTCAAGGCTCACAAAATTACGGATTAGATTATCAAAACTCTGATGTAGATACTAAATGTATTATAACACCTACTTTTAGAGAAATTGCCTTAAATAAAAAGCCTCATAGTTATACTCATATTTTAGAAAATGATGAACATATTGATATAAAAGATATTCGCTTATATATTCAAACATTTAGAAAACAGAATCTTAATTTTCTTGAAATCTTATTTACTGACTATTGTTGGTTTCCAAATACAGAATATATTACTCAATGGAATAGATTAGTAGAAAATAGAGAAAGAATTGCTCGTTTTGATAAAATTCGTAGCATTAAATCTATGATGGGTATTGCTTCTGAAAAATATTTCGCTATGGAACATCATTATCCTTCTCGTATGGAATGGATTGAAAAATATGGCTATGATCCAAAACAACTTCATCATTTGCTTCGAGTAGGAGAATATCTTAATAGATATATTACCGGTGAGCCATATAGTGATTGTCTTATTTCTAAACAAGCAGAATATCTTAAAAAGGTAAAACAAGGTTTTTATTCTCTGGAAGAAGCACGTAAAATTGCTGATGAAACTTATAAACATATTCATACAAAATGTGATGAGTATTGTGAAAAACATAAAGATGAACCAATAGATAAAGAAATGGATGAATTGTTAGACGATGTATCTTATGAAATTATGAAAATTAGTGTTAAAAGGGAAATATAAGATACGAAAGGAAGTATTTTATTTTGGATAAAACTATTAATCCAGATCAATGGACTTTAAAATATCTCTTTCGTAATTACCACGATGAAAGACGCGCTTTAAAGACAGAAAATCGTAAAGATCATATTAATTTTTCTACTATGTATGATCTACAAGAAAAATTAGAAGATAAATATATCCAAATGACAAGATTAGTTTTTACTAAAAGTAATTTGTCATTTGGAGAGCTTATGACAATCGAAACTTTTATCCAGTGCCAAAAAAACGGCAGTTTTATTTCATATGATGGTTTAGGGTATTACCTTGATTGGGAAGGTAATGAACTAGGTGATATTAATTGGAACAATTATAATAAGTATCCAGAAAGCACAGTGTTTGTTGCCTGGTATAATAAATAAGAAGGAACAAGAATGATTACTCGATGGCTCTTGATGGAAGAAAAAAATTTGTTTTCTAATAAATATTGAGTTAAAGGAGATGGTTGTAATGATTAACAGATGGTTAATTACAGGCGACACTCACGGAGAATTTTCTAGATTTAAAAACTATGAAGAAGAAATAAAACACGATCCAAATACAGCAATAATTATCCTCGGTGATGTTGCTTTGAATTGGACACTAAATGAACAAGATGCTCACGTAAAAGATTTTTTAAATAAGCACTATGATTTCATAATCTATTGCGTTCGAGGCAATCACGAAGCCAGGCCACAAAATGTTCCTGGAATGAAGCTTATTTATGATGAAAATGTTCAAGGTGAAGTATATATTCAAGATGAGTGGCCTAAAATTAGATATTTTAAAGACTTTGGCATATATATAATTAATGGTTTTAAAGTCGCAGTAATTGGTGGAGCATATTCTGTTGATAAATGGTATCGTCTTGAAATGAATTATATTTGGTATGAAGATGAATTGCTTACTACCGATGAAATGTTAGAATGCACTAGGGAATTTTCTAATGAAGAAGTTGATTTTGTATTCACTCATACCTGTCCTATTTGTTGGGAGCCTACTGATTTATTTATGAGAGCAATAGATCAAAGCACAGTAGATAAGTCTATGGAATTGTTTTTAGAAGAAATTGCTAAATGTTTTAAATGGAAAATTTGGCTATTTGGTCATTTTCACCACGACAGATTAGAGCGTCCAGGAGTAGAGCAATTTTATAGAGCGACAGAAAATATTCGCAGTATCTGGAATCGTTGGTATAATTACTGGCGCGATGGTAAATTTGACTGGTGGGTAGTAAAATCTCCTATGTTTTATATGGAAGATGAACTATTAAAAGAAAGAGATGAAAAATGGAATGATTCTTTGGATTGATGACCTGCGGCAGCCACCCTATGGCAACTATTACTGGGCTAAAAGTGTCAATGAAGCGAAAACCGCAATCACTCAAATACAATTTGAATATATAGATATAGACCACGATGCTGGCGATTATTCTTCTGATGGTGGAGATTATATTAGACTATTGGATTGGATGGAAGAAAATTTAATTTATCTTCCTATCCACATCCATAGTATGAACGTAGTTGGATGCCAAAATATGCGACGCATTATAGAACGAAATCACTGGAAAGAAATTTTTTAAAGGAGTGATAAAAATGGCAGAGAGAGCATTAGCGCATATTGAAGAAATTGTTGATATTCAGCCTATTCCCGACGCAGATAAAATTGAGGTCGCTACTATTCTCGGTTGGAAAGTTGTAATTGCCAAGGCTGACAACTTTCACATCGGAGATAAGGTAGTATATATTGAAATCGATTCAAAAGTTCCTGATCGCCCTGAATTTGAATTTTTGCGCGAGCGCAAGTTTAGAGTAAGAACTATTCGTTTGCGCGGACAGTATTCTCAGGGATTGATTATGCCTATGTCTATCTTAAAAGGTAAGGATTATCCTATTGGAACTGATGTATCTAAGGAATTAGGTATTACTTATTATATCCCCGAAGATAATATCCGTAAAGCCAATAGACCCAAGTCTTTAAAGTATCAGTCTATGTGCGCTCGTCATAAAAATTTGTTCAAGCGACAGCCTTTCCGCTGGTTAATGAAGAGAACCTGGGGCAAAGAGTTTTTATTCTTTTTCTTCGGTAAGAAGAAGGATAAGCCTAAATATTTTCCTACCAAATTCGCATTTGTTCATAAGACTGACGAAACGCGCATCGAAGCGCTTCCTTGGTTGCTTGGCTATGAAAAACCGCTTGTTATTACCGAAAAGCTCGATGGGACCAGCTCAACTTACATCCTTGAACGGCACGGTCGCAAGTTTGAGTTCTGGGTTCTTTCTCGTAATGTACGTCAGTTTAATGAAGATCAGAACTGTTATCACGAATACAATATCTATTGGGCAATGGCTCATAAGTATAATATTGAAAATCATTTGAAGCAGTATCTTCTGGATAATCCTGATTTGGATTATGTATGTATTCAGGGTGAAAGTGTTGGTTCTGTTCAGGGCAATCCTCTGAAACTCCAAGAAGACGATCTTTATATCTTTAATTTCATTCGTAGTGATATTGGGCGTATTAGTTCTGTTAATGGTAAGGAAATCGTTGAAGCCTGGGGAATGAAGTGGGTTCCTATTCTTGATACTAATTTTATAATGCCTTCTGATATGGAAGAATTCAAGCAGATGGCAACCGCAAAATCTGTGGTAAATCCAAAGGTTCTGCGCGAAGGAATTGTTTTACGCGATCCTACTTGTGATTTGTCTTTTAAGAATGTTTCAAGAGAATTTTTAATGAAACATCAAGATGATTTCGAGAAGGGAGAATAATATGCTTTGTCCTTTTAGAAAAACAATAACTTATATGGCTGGCGAACCAATACAATCTTGGAATACTGTTTCTTCTCGCGCAGAATATACAAAAGAAGATTTCCTTGAATGTAAAGAAGACGAATGTGCTTTATGGAATGGAGCAATTCATCGCTGTTGTCTTTATAATTTGAAAAATTTGGCTAGAATGATTTAAAATATGATATTATAGAATAAAGCCTTTTAGAAATAAAAGGCTTTATTTGATTTTTTATAAAAATTATTGTATAATTATTATAGATAGAAAATAAAGGAATAATATCTATGAGCGTATATGCATTAGCCGATCTCCACGGTCAGAAACAACTGTGGGAAAATATAAAAAAATATTTAAAACCAAATGATATTTTATATTTTCTTGGAGATGCTATTGACCGAGGCCCTGATGGTTATGAAATAATGAAAGAGTTATTATTAGACCATCGAGTAATTTATATTAAAGGCAATCACGAACAAATGATGGAGAATGCTTTAAAAGAAATTAAGCGTTATGGTGGAGAATGGTTTGGTAAAGCATTAGAGTTATGGGAGCATAATGGTTGTTATCCTACTATTGAAGCTTGGGAAGCCGATGGTAGTATGTATGATTGGATTTATGTTTTAAAAGAATTGCCTTATTATAAAACTTATATAAATAAAGAAGGAAGAACAATACAACTCTCTCACGCTGGATGGACACCAGGAGATTTCATTCCAACAAATGATATGTTTCTTTGGGATAGAGGGCATTTTTTTGATAAAATTCCAGAAGAATATATAGAAGATGGTTGGATAATGATTCACGGTCATACACCTAATTTAATTCTTATGAAAGAATTAGGAAAAGATAATTACGAAGAAAAAAATGGAATTGTTATGTATGCGGATGGAGCAAAAATTGATATTGATTGTGGTTGCTTTTTTACAAATCAAATTTCTCTTTTAAACTTGGATACTTTTAAAACTATATTATTTAAACAAGAAGGAGATGCGTAAAATGGTTAAGTATGAAGAACATCAATTTTATTGTCTTTTGTGTGGCCGGCCAGGAATTCCATTGCGCCGGAAAACTGGATTTAAACACGAAGCCTTTCACCGCAAAAAGTTGTATTGTCCATTTTGTAAAAAAGAAGTTAATCATATAGAGATAAAAAGTTTTAGTGAAAGAGAAGAGTTTTTAGAAAATTTTAAGAATGGGGTGTATAAAGATGAAGCGGAAGAATCTTATACTATTTGCGGGAATTCCAGCGTCGGGTAAAAGTTTCTGGGCAAAACATAATCTCACCAACAATGATTTGTATGTTTCAAGAGACGAAGTAAGATTTTCTATTGTAAAAGAAGATGAAGAATATTTTTCTCACGAAACTAAAGTTTTTAATTATTTCGTTTCAGAAATTCAAAAGGGCTTATATAGTGGAAAAACTGTTTATGCAGATGCCACTCATATAAATTGGACTTCCCGCAATAAGCTTTTGAAAAATCTTAATTTAAAAGATGTAAATGTAAGCATTTATGTTTTTAAAACTCCATTAAATGTTTGTTTAGAACGAAACGAAGAAAGAACTGGTAGAGCGAAGGTTCCAAGAGAAGTAATTATTCGTATGTCTCGCCAGTTTGTAATGCCTGAAAAAGATCCTTATGACTATAAGGAAATTAAATATATTTATCCTGATAATACCAATATTTAGGAAGAAGTAATAAAAACATTGCTTCAATTTAAAAAGGAGAAAATCAATGATATGGATAACTGCGGATTGGCATTTTAATCACAATAAAGAATTTATTTATAAAGCTCGTGGTTTTAATAGCGTAGAAGAAATGAATGAAACTATCATTTCTCGTTATAATGCACTTGTGCGGCCTGACGATGATGTGTATGTTCTGGGTGATTTGATGCTTGGACCTGCGACCGCAGGTATAGATTGTATTAAGCGCTTTAATGGAAAACTTCACGTTGTTAGAGGAAATCACGACACTGATGCCCGTATTCTTATTTATGAATGTCTTTCTAATATAGTTGAAATCCAAAATGCTATATATATAAAATATAAAAAGCATCATTTTTATCTTTCTCATTATCCTACTTTAACTGGAAATCTTGAAAAAGAAGCTTTGACTCAAATGACTTTAAATCTTTATGGTCATACTCATCAGAAAACTGATTTTTTTGAAGATAGACCTTATATGTTTCACGTAGGGGTTGATTCTAATAATTGTGCTCCTATTTCACTGGATGATATAATTGTTAAAATGCATCTTCAAGTAGAAGATTGTAAAAACTATTTATAATGGAAAGGAATAAAAACTAATGAAAAGAAAGCCAGCATTTAGCTGGGATCCAGAAACTGGATCAGCCCTCTGTATTCTTTATGACAGAAATAATCTTTATTATGGCACAGCTCAATGCGCCGACCAAGACAAAGATATGATGAGTGAAAAGACTGGATGTGAAATTGCTTATCATCGCGCTATGATTTCCGCGCTCCGTTCTCATAGAGATGAACTTCAAGCGCAATATCAGGGACTTCATAATTATTATTATAGTATGAATAATAGTAAATATTTTGACCCAGAAAGTTATCCAATTCGTCGTCTTAAAGACCATTTGGAAATGATTAAAAATGATATTTCTGTAATTAAAGATGAAATAAAAAAAGAACAGAATTTTTTAAATCTTTATATTACTGATAAAGATAATTTTTATAAAAAGATTAGAAGTAATAGAAAGGTCAATTTAGATAAATAATATCATCCCAATTTTCATATATAAGTGATTAATGAATGGAAGGGTGATACTTATTACTACTATTTTATTAATATTTCTTGCCGGATATGCTTTTGGTGTTTGGGGAGCTTAGTTCATTGATAACATTTTTACGACTATTACAATATGGTTTTAGATGATTCAAGGAAAAATGGCTGTAAAAATTACCGAAGATTCAGTAAAAGCAGAAAAGATAAAGAAAGAATTAGGAGAAGGATATTCTGCTAATAAGGTAATAGGTTTTTCAATTCCAGACCCAGACTTAGAAGAAGAAGATGAGGATGAAGAATACGATGATTAAAATATATGACACAAGTAGTCTGTTATTAATGGATGATATTTCTTTATTTGATAAAAATTCTTTAATTGTAATTACTTCTATTACATTAAAAGAATTAGAGCGAATAAAAACATCTGTAAATAAAGATGCTAATGTTAAATATTCAGCTCGTCAATTACTTCGTTTATTAGATGAAAATCCAGAAGCATATACTTGTTGTATTTATAAACCAAGTATGAACAAATGGATTGAAGCATATGGTTTAGAAATAACAGATGATACAAAACTTTTAGCCACAGCGTGTGATTATATAAAATCTTTGGGATGTCAATTAGAAGATTTAGAATTTTATACTAATGATTTGGCATTAAAGAAAATAGCAACTATTTTTTTTGGTGCATTACAAGTTAAAAGTGTTAAAATAGAAGAAGATAAATATACTGGTTATAAAGAATTTTATTTCAGCGATGAAGAAATAGCAGATTTTTATTCTAATCCATAGAAATATGGAAAAGAATTACAAATTAATTAGTATGTAAATCTTTTTGAAAAAGAAACATTAAAACGAATAGATACTTTATGCTGGACAGAAAATGGTTTTAGACCATTAAAGTATAAAAGTTTTTCTTCTAAAACATTAGGAGAAATAAAACCTTATAGAGATGATATTTATCAAGCGATGGTTGCTGATAGTTTATTAAATAATAAAATAACTATGATAAAAGGACCTGCCGGCGCAGGAAAAAGTCATTTATCAATGGGATATTTATTTTCTCTTTTAGAAAGAGAAAAAATAGATAAAATTATTATCTTTTGTAATACAGTCGCAACTAAAAACGCAGCCCGACTTGGCTTTTATCCTGGATCAAAAGATGAAAAACTTTTAGATTCACAAATAGGAAACTTTTTAATTAGTAAATTAGGAAGTAAATTATATGTTGAATAGTTAATTGATTCAGAAAAACTTGTTTTATTACCTATGAGTGATATTCGTGGTTATGATACTTATGGAATGAATGCAGGAATATATATTACAGAAGCATAGAATTTAGATATAGAACTTTTAAAATTAGCTCTCCAAAGAGTGGGTGAAGATTCTATTGTAATTCTTGATGGTGATATAAAAAGTCAAGTTGATTTAGTGAATTATGAGGGAATAAATAATGGTATGCGTAGAGCATCATAGGTTTTTAGGGGTGAAAAAATTTATGGTGAAGTTGAATTAAAAAGAATTCATAGAAGTTAGATTGCGGAAATAGCAAACAAGATGTAAAATACTCCATAGAACTATCTATGGAGTATTTTTTATAAAAGAAAGGAGAGATAAGAATGGAAGAAAAGAAAACAAAAGAATTTAGTAAAAAATTATTAATACAAGAATCTGCTTTAATTTGGGTTATGACCTTATGCTTTATTGCGTTAGCGGGTTTTTGTATTGTTAAAGATTATGTAGGTTCATTACCCTGGCTTACTGCTATGGTAAGTTTTCCTTGGGCAGCCTACGGAGTAAGTTAGTGCTTTTATTATAATAAATCAAAAGCAGAGAATACAAAAGATGGAATTAAATATGAATCAGTAATGACAAATTTATTAGAATCATATAAACAATCAGAAGAAACAATTGAAAGTAATAATAATAATTAGGAAAAGACTTTAAATAATAATGATATAAATAATTTTAATAATAGTATATAAAAAATGGATATTTAAGGCTTAGAATAATTATTTTATTATTCTAAGCCTTATTTTTTTTTATTGATATTTATAAAAAAATATTGTATAATATAATTAAGAATGGAAATAAATATTTTTTTCAATTTCTATTATTATTATACTAAAAACTTTATTAAAAGTCAAATATAATGGAGGAAAAATGGGTATTAAATTTAATCATATTAAACAAATAAATACAAAAGATTTTGTTTTAACACATTATAAAGTTAAAAGTGATGAATTTATAATAATTTATTATCCTTATAAAAAATATACTTATGATTAGATGGAATTAGTGCTTAATTTATTTAAAGATATGCTTCCAGATAATACAAATTTTATTTTTCTTCCAGATGATATTAAGGTGGAATTGACAGATGAATATACTTTTCACTGATGGAGCCTGTTCAAAAAACCCAGGTCCAGGAGGCTTCGGAGTTGTAGTATTAGATGAAAATGAATAGTTAATTACAACTCACGCTGAATATTGTGATTAGACAACTAACAATAGAGAAGAACTAAAAGCAATTTTATGGGCGTTCTTACGATACGGGGTACCTGCGGCCGCAGGTGCCACTCCTCCTATCGTTTACAGTGATAGTGCGTATTGTGTAAATACCTTAACCTCTTGGATGTTTGCTTGGGAAAAACGAGGCTGGCTCAAATCTGATAATCAAACACCGGAAAATTTAGATTTAATAAAACCTTTTTTTGAATATTGGAATAAAGGTTATAGAATAAATTTATAGAAGGTAAAAGGTCATAACGGAAACAAATGGAATGAATATGCAGATGGATTAGCCACTGGAAAAATAAAAATTTGATTTATATATAAATATATGTTATAATAAATATAGAAAAAGATTTGGGAGTTAAAATATGGTAGTAGATAAAACGCTATATACAGAAGAGAGTATTGAATCACTCTCGCCATTGGAATTTACACGACTGCGTCCAGGCGTGTATGCCGGAGACACTACTTATTCTACTCAATTACTTGTTGAAATCTTCTCTAATGCGGTTGATGAATATCGTTTAGGACACGGTACAAAAATTGAAGTTGCAATAGACGGAAAAAGGTGTCGTGTAAGAGATTATGGTCAAGGTTTTATTCCTAATAGTTATAGAGATGATGGAAAAACAATTCTTGAAGCAGCGTTTAGTGTTCTCAATACTTCTGGTAAATATAGAGAAGATGGAACCTATGAAGGGACTTCATTAGGTTCTTTTGGTATAGGTTCAAAGATTACAAACTTTCTCTCTCATTGGTTAGCCGTTCAAACTAATCGAAATGGAGAATTTGAACTTATTAATTTTGTTGAAGGTCAATTTAATACAAGAACTAGTGGTAAAATTAATGGGCCAGCTGGTACTTGCGTAGAATGGGAACCATCAGAAGAATTTTTTACCCATCCAGAAGTAAATGTTAATGAATTAAAAACATTATTTAATACAATAGCTTGTTTATGTCCTGGTTTAACTATTGAATTAGATAATAATGGTGAAAAAACTAAATATTTTTCTACTAATGGATTAAATGATTTAGTTGATGAAGCGGTTAAAAATAAGGAATTAATTAATCATCGTTTCAATTTGAAATTTGAAAATGGTAAAAATAAAATTGATATGGTGATGACATATACATCAAATTATTCTATGACAATAGTTCCTTATGTAAATACAGGTCTTACCTCTGTTGGTCCTCATATCACACAGATTAAAGCACTTCTTACAAGAGAGTTTAATAAATTCTTCAAAGATAAGAAATGGCTTAAAGAAGGAGAAGATAATCTTTCTGGTGAAGATATCCAAGAGGGATTATATATTGTATTTAATATAACTGCGCCAAATGTAGCATATGATGCTCAGGTCAAAACTCGCATTACAAAAATTGAAATGAGTCCATATACTATGGCAATTGCGGAAGAGCTACGAGTATGGTTCCTTGCTAATGAAAAAGAAATTAAAGCAATTGCGGATAAAGCAAAAATGGCTAAAAAAGCCAGAGAAGCCGCCGCAAAAGCAAGAGACTCAGTTCGTGAAAAGCAAGCAAAAAAAGAAAAGGCTCTGAAATTTGATTCTAAATTAGCAGATTGTTATAGTAAGGATAGAAAAAAATGTGAATTATATATTACCGAGGGCGACTCGGCCTCTGGAAATCTTAAACAAGCGAGAGATAATGAATTTCAAGCTGTTCTTCCTGTAAGAGGTAAAATTCTTAACACTCATAAAGCCAGTTTGGATAAAATTCAAAAGAATGCTGAAATTATGACAATGATGGATGCTTTTGGATTAGATGTAGATTTAAAAACTATGAAAATAGTTTATAATAAAGATAAAATCAGATATGGTAAAATTATTATTATGTCTGATGCGGATGTAGATGGAAGTCATATCAAAAATCTATTTTATACTTTTATTTGGAATTTCTGTCCTCAATTAATTGAAGATGGTTTTATTTATGCCGGTGTTCCACCTCTTTATAAAATTACGACCAGTAAAGGTTATACTTATTTAAAAGATGATATTGCTCTTGAAGAATATCAAAAGAAAAACGCTGGTAAAAAATATACAGTAAATAGATTTAAAGGACTTGGTGAATTAAGTCCAGAAGAAACAGAAGAAACTCTTACTGACCCCGAACAAAGAATTATTCATCAAGTAAGTCTTAGTGATTTTGATAAAGCTAAAAAATTATTTGATGATTTAATGGGAACTGCTATTACTCCAAGAAAAGCTTATATTAAAGCCCATAGCGAGGAGGCAACTTATAATGCTGAATGATGATAGACTTACAGCTATGAGTCAATATGGAGAAATTCTTTATATCGGTAAATATAAAAAAGGTGATTATAAGGGCTATGGAGATTTTAGTTATAGTCCAATAACAACAGAAGCAATTGAAGAAATTCTTTATAAATTATATATTTTAGAAGAAACAATTGATGATTTAAAAGATAAATTAAAAAGAGCAAAGGAGAGAGAATATTAATGAATATGAATCTTGGTTAGGAACCAGTTTATGATGCAAGAACGCTAGGAGAATCAAAAATGATAATCCTTGGTTTGTAGCATTTGTTCGCTATGTTTGGAGCTACTGTATTAGTTCCTATTTTAGTTTCAAGCTATGGATTACCATTAAGTATTTAGACAACTTTATTGTTTGCTGGTTTAGGAACAATTTTATTTCATATATGTACTTCTTGTAAAGTTCCTGCTTTTCTTGGTTCATCATTTGCTTATTTAGGTGGATTTGCGGCGATAGCACAATTAGATGCTGGAAAATATGCTACAATGACACCTGATGATAAATTAGCTTATGCTCTTGGTGGTATTGTAGTTGCTGGTTTGCTTTATTTGGTTTTGGCTTTATTATTTAAATGCCTTGGAACTAAAAGAGTAATGAGATATTTTCCACCAATCGTGACCGGACCTATGATTATTATGATTGGTCTTAATTTAGCAGGTAGCGCAATTAATAATGCTTCTACTAATTGGTTGTTAGCATTACTTGCTATCGTTGTAATTATTGTTGCTAATATCTGGGGAAAAGGAATGATAAAAATTATTCCTATTTTACTCGGTGTTATTGTTAGTTATATAGTTGCTTTATGTTGTGGATTGGTAGATTTTTCAGCAGTAGAAGAAGCAAGTTTTGTTGGGGTTCAAAAAATAACTATTGCTAAATTTGATATTACTTCTATTTTAGTAATGGCTCCAATTGCTATTGCCGCAATGATGGAACATATTGGAGATATATCTGCTATTTCTTCTACTATTCAAAAGAATTTAATTGAAGACCCAGGACTTCATCGTACTTTAATTGGCGATGGTTTAGCAACTGCGCTCGCAGGTATGTTCGGCGGACCAGCTAACACAACTTATGGAGAAAACACTGGTGTTTTAGCTCTTTCAAAAGTATATGATTCAAGAGTAATTAGATTGGCAGCAATTTATGCTATTGTCCTTTCATTCTCTCCTAAGTTTGATGCTTTTGTAAATTCTATCCCCGCTGCTATTATTGGTGGTGTAAGTTTTATCCTTTATGGTATGATTTCTGCTGTTGGCGTAAGAAATATTGTTGAAAATAATGTTGATTTAACTAAATCTCGTAATTTAATTGTTGCTGCTGTAATGTTTGTTGGTGGTCTTGGATTTAATGCTGTTGGAGGTATCTCCTTTGTGATTGGCGGTGCTACTATTACTTTAACTGGTCTTGCTATCGCCGCAATTTTAGGTGTATTCTTAAATGCTGTTTTACCTGGAAAAGATTATGAATTTGGAGTAAATCCAGAAGGAGACCAATCCGCTAATCTTGGAGAATATTAATAATGGAAAAAGAAATTTTAACAGATTTAATAGATGAATTAGGAACTAATTTTATTGAATATGCGGTAGCAGTTAATACGGACCGCTCAATCCCCGACGCAAAGACTGGATTAAAACCAGTAGCAAAACGTATTTTATATGGAGCATATGATGAAGGTTTTAGTTCAAAAAAGCCTCACGTCAAGTGCGCTAATATAGTTGGTTCTGTAATGGCTAACTGGCACCCCCACGGCGATTCGTCTATATATGGCGCATTAGTTCGCTTAGCGCAGGAATGGACCTTACGTTATCCATTAATAGATTTTCACGGATCAAAAGGCAATCGTGATGGCGATGGTCCTGCGGCATATCGTTATACAGAAGCACGACTTGCGACTATCGCAGAAGATGGAATGTTAGTTGGAATGAAGAAAGGAGTAGTTGATACTACTCCTAACTACTCTGAAACAAAAGAAGAACCTATCACTTTACCTTCATATTTTCCAAATCTTCTTTGTAATCCTAATAGCGGAATCGGCGTTGCGATGGCTTGTAATTGGGCACCACACAATTTAGGAGAAGTAGCGCAAGCTATTTTTGATTATATGGATGGTAAAGAACCTATACTTCCAGGTCCAGATTTTCCAACTGGTGGATTAATTATTAATAAAGATGATATTCCTTCTATTATGCGAACAGGACACGGAAGTGTAAAACTTCGCGGTAAATATAATATTGAAGGTAATAATATCGTATTTTATGAAATTCCTTATGGTATTGCTACTGAAAATCTAATGGATCAAATAGGAAAAGGTTGTGAAGATGGTACTATTGAAGGTATCGCTAATGTTCGTAATGAAAGTAGTCGTAAAAAAGGTTTTAGATTAGTTCTTGAATGTGGGAAAGAAGCTAATCTTAATAAAATAATTTTTCAATTATTTAAAAACACAGACTTACAGACTTCATTTTCATATAATATGGTTGGTTTAGTTGGTAAAACGCCTACTGAACTTAATTTAAAAGATTGTTGTAAAATTTATGTAGAACATAATAGTGAATGTATTTGCCGAGAAACTCAATATGATTTAAAGAAAACAGAAGCAAAATTAGAAATTGATAATGGTTTAATTAAAGCTCTTGAAGATATTGATAATATTATTGCTTTAATTAAAAGTTCAAAATCTGCGGCCGCAGCTAAAACGGAACTTTGTTCCAGGTATAAATTTACCGAGGCCCAGGCGCAAGCCATTATTGATATGAAACTCGGCAGATTGGCAAATTTAGAAAAAGTTGAACTTAATGAAGAAATTGAAGGATTAAAAAAAGAAATTGAACACTTTAATGCTATTCTTAAAAATCCTCTTAATGAACTTAAAAATCGTCTTAACGCAATTGTTTCTAAATATGGTGATGCTCGTAGAACAGAATTAACTCAATTAACTGAACCAAAAGATAGTGAAGAAAAAAGAATTTCTATTATTCCTCCTGAAAAATGTGTTGTAGTTTTAACTGATGGAGGTTCTATTAAACGCATTCCTTCAACAAGTTTCCGCGCTCAAAAAAGAGCGGGTAAAGGAGTAAAAACGCAAGATGATATTACTTCAATGGTACTTCGCACAAATACTGTTGATAGTTTAATGATTTTTACAAATCAAGGTAATATGTATCGTCTTATTGTTGATGATATTCCAGAAGGAACTAATACATCAAAAGGTATTCCAGTTAAAGCATTAGTTCAAATGCAACCTGGTGAAAATCCAACAATTATTTATTCAATTTACAGAGATACCGATGCAAAATTTGTAGTTTTTATTACAAAACAAGGATATGTGAAAAGAACTTCCATAGATGAATATACAGGAATTAGAAAGAAAACTGGTACAAAAGCATTAAACTTCCACGAAGGAGATAGTATTGCCGCAGTCTTCCTTGCTAATGATGAACAAATTTTAATTCTTTCTAAAAATGGATATGCTATTAGATGTAAAGGAACTGAATTTCCTGCTTCTGGTAGAGTATCTATGGGATATAAAGGTATCAATCTTAAAGACGATGATGAAGTTATTACTGCTCTTCCAATCCGAGATCCGAATGATGATGTAGCAATTTTCTCTAATACAGGTCTTGGTAGGAGAGTATCATTAAAAACATTTACACCACAAACTCGTAATGGACGCGGTGTTGTATATGCTAAAAACGCAGATACTGCTGGTGCTTGTTTAGTTTCAGATGGAGATTTGATTTTAGTCTGCGGTGATAAAACCTCTCTTTGTATTAAAGCAGAAGATATGACAGAAACAGAAAGTAAGACCGCACAAGGTTCTATTGTTATTAAGGGAAATAATAAAATTACAAGTGTAAGTAAAGTTTGATAAAAAGTAAAAAAGTTGAAACTTTAAAAAAAATATTTTATAATAATTATGTAAGGTGAAAGATATGCAAGATTTAATCAACAGATTAAATTATCTTACAAAAAAGTATGATGAAGGTAATGCAGAAGTCAGTGATAAAGAATGGGATGAACTTTATTTTGAACTTTCAAGAATAGAAAAAGAAAAAGGATATGCTTTACCAGATTCTCCTACTCAACAAATTAATTATCAAGTAGTAAATGAATTAAAAAAAGTAGAACACAATCATAAAATGTTATCATTAGATAAAACCAAAGAAATTTCTGAAATAGAAAATTTTTTAGGAAAACACGATTATGTTGCTATGGCTAAACTTGATGGTTTAACTTGTTCTTTGAAATATGAAAATGGAGAATTGGTTTTAGCTGAAACAAGAGGAAATGGCTTAGTAGGAGAGGATATTACTCATAATGCAAAAGTCATTTCTTCAATCCCTCAAAAGATTAATTTTTTAGATGAATTAATTGTTGATGGAGAAATTATTTGTTTAGATTCAGATTTTGAACCATTTGCAACAGATTATAAAAATTCTCGTAATTTTACATCGGGGTCTGTTCGCCTATTAGACAGTGAAGAATGCGCTAAACGCCATTTAACTTTTATAGTTTGGGATGTTATAAAAGGATGGTCTGGTAATTTTTTTACTGACCGTTTAAAATTTGCTAATATTTTAGGCTTTCAAGTTGTTCCTTGGGTAAAAGGAGATATTTCTCAATCTATTATAGATATAAGAGAACGCTGTTCTACCTATGGTTATCCAATAGATGGTTTAGTTTTTAAATTTAATAATATTTCTTATGGTGAATCTCTTGGTGAAACCGCACATCATTTTAAAAATGCTATCGCATATAAATTTTATGATGAAGAATATGAAACTAAATTATTAAATATTGAATATTCTATGGGAAGAACTGGAATTTTAACACCTGTTGCTGTTTTTGAACCAATTGATGATGGTGAGAGCATTATTGAGCGAGCAAGTCTTCATAATATTAATATTATGAGAGAAATTTTGGGTTATTTTCCATATGTTAATGAAAAAATATGGGTTGTAAAACAAAATATGATTATTCCACAAGTAGTAAGAAGTGAAGCACGGGCTAAATTTGATGATAACCATATTGAAATATCGAAGGTTTGCCCCATTTGTGGCAGTCCTACAAAAATAAACTCATCTAAACAATTATATTGTACTAATCCTGCTTGTGAAGGGAAATTTATAAATCAATTAGACCATTTTTGTAGTAAAAAAGGTTTAGATATTAGAGGACTTTCAAAAGCAACTCTTGAAAAATTAGTTGAATGGGGTTGGATTAATAATATAATTGATATTTTTTCATTAAAAGAACATAAAAATGAGTGGTTAAATAAACCTGGATTTGGTGAAAAATCTGTTTCAAATATCCTTAATGCTATTGAAGAAAGTAAAGATTGTTCATTCGTTTCTTTTATTTCTGCTCTTGGTATTCCCTTAATCGGAAAAACAGTAGCAACAGAATTAACAAAATATTTTTCTTCTTATGAAGAATTTTATAAAGCGATTGAAGAAAAATATGATTTTTCTCAATTGTATGGTTTTGCTGATAATAAAACAAATTCTTTATTAAATTTTGATTATAGTGAAGCCAACCAACTTTATAATATTTTAAATATTACCTTTGATAATGCTGTTGTAGCTGAAGAAAATTTACCTTTAAAAAATAAAAAATATGTAATTACTGGTTCTGTTCATCAATTTAAAAACAGAGCTGAATTACAAAGTTTTATTGAGAAACTCGGTGGCAAAGTTGTATCAAATGTTTCCAGTAATGTAAATTATTTAATTAATAATGATATAAATTCAACTTCTATTAAAAATAAAACAGCAAAAAAATTAAATATTCCTATCATTACTGAAACAGAGTTTATGGAGTCATTAAATTGACAAAATAAAAAAATTTTTATATAATTAAATTGTAAAAATTAAGGATGAAAATTTTACAATGAAGAAAAAAGAACTCAAATAGTTTGCTGAAAAGATAGCGAAATACGAGTTAATTATTGAACAGAGCGAAGACCACGATGAAATCAGATATGCTCAGGAGCAAATAATGGTTTTGTCTGGACGCGTAAAAGATTTAGAAGATTTATTTGAGATTGATGAACTTGTTCAAGAGATATTAGAAAAAAAGAAAAATTCTTGACTTAAAAAAAATTTTTTGATATAATTTTTACAGATAAGGTAAAAGATTACCAAATAAAAAAAATATTATAATTAATAAGGAGATTTATTGTTATGGCTATGAAAGAAAATTCTAAAAAGGTTCTTGAATATTTAAAGAGTATTAATGGTCAGGATGTCACTGCTGCTGATGTAGCTGATGCTCTCGGTCTTGAAAAGCGTTCTGTTGATGGTATTTTTACTTCTGCTATTCAGCGTAAGGGCTTGGGTATCCGCACTCCTGCTGAGATTGAACTCGCTGACGGCACCCATAAGGCTGTTAAGTTCCTGTCTCTGACAGAAGCAGGTATGGCATTTGATCCCGATGCCTCCGAAGAATAATTTAAATGAAAATTAAAAATCTACGGGGTGAGATATAAGCTCACTCCGTATTTTTAATATTTAAAATGGATATTTTATATATTCTAATTGGTTTAATAATAGGTGGAGTTGGGATATACCTAATATTAAAACCAAAACTTAAAATTATTTCTTATAATAATGAAGAAATATTAAATGAAATTGAAAAATTAAATAAAACTATTTCTGATAGACAAGAAACATTAAATGTTTTATATTAGCAAACTCAACAAGAAAATCAAAAACATCATATGCTTCTCCAATAGAATAGAGAAATTAGAAATGGATTATCATAGTTAAAAGAAGTTTAGACTCGCGCAGCAGAAGATTATTATAATTAGGCTTTAAGTATCGCTGAAAACAATTTTGAGAAAGAAATTGATAGAATTAGTGATACTCTTTTTGAAAAAAGAGAAGAAGCAAAAAATATTTATCTTCAAACAATGGAAGAAACAACAAAAGAGTTTGAAGAAGCCATAGAAGGAAAGCAAAAAGAGTTTTCATACTGGAATGATCGCATCATTCGTTTATAGGCTGATGTATAGACTGCATTAAAAGCTGCTTAGCGAAAGATGGAAATGGAAACGTTATAGGATTATTATCGTATATGTTTATCAGATGAAGATATTAATGAAATAAAAAAATTGCGTGAAGTTTTACCATTTTTAAGAGATAAAACACCTTTAAATAAGGTTATTTATAAAGTTTATTATGAAAAGCCTTTAACTGATATGATTGGTAGAGTTGTGGGTTCTGGTGTTCATACTGGAATATATAAAATTACCAATATAGAAAATCAAATGTGTTATATTGGACAAGCGGTAGATATAGCCAGTCGTTGGAAGCAACATACTAAACGTGGTGTTGGCGCTGAGGACTGGACATAGAATAAACTTTATCCAGCTATGTATTCTATTGGAGTAGAAAATTTCACTTTTGAAATTGTTGAAGAATGCGATAGAAATGAATTAAATAAACGAGAAGATTATTGGCAAAATTATTTTCACGCCAAAGATTTTGGATATAGTATTAAATGAGGTAGAAATATGATTAAGATTTTTACTACTAATAAAAATGGTAAAATTGAATTAACCAAAGAAGAATTAAAAGAAATACTTGATGAAGCATACTGGGAAGGTTATAAAGCTAATACTGGAATTACTTGGACTTATAAATCTCCAAGTATTACAACCCCCTATTATTATACAACCTCTGCTTCTGGAACAACAATAACTTTAAATAATTCTGCTGAGGTTAATACAGCTACCACTAACGGCAAATGTGATGGTATAACTTTAACCGCATCTAATAGTAATTTAAATAATACTACTAATGTAAGTGAAAATGAATATAATAAGGAAAATTCTATTTAACTATGAAAGAAATTGTATCTAATGTAAAAATTTATGATTTAGAAGAAAGTATAATTGCCTCTGGTTATCCTATGAGAACCGAGATACCTGCGGTCGCAGTCTCCGAGAAGGATTTAACGAGATGTAAGAAGCTTGTAGATGCGACAAAAACAGGTAATGGCGCACATTCTTAGTTTTTAACTGGAATTCGTGTATCTTTTGATTTAACTTGTAGTAATAAAATGTGGGTTGAAGCAGAAAGATATCGCTTTCTTGAATTTGTAAGTTCTCAATCTACAATGCATAGGATTACTAAATTTAATCTTGATGACCAGTATATTGAGTATGTTGATTCTCGTATTATTGAGATTATGAAAGAAAAAATTAATCTTTATAATGAAGCAACAGATGAAGAAGAAAAAAAGAAATTATATTTAGAAATTCTTTATTCTAATCCTGCTGGTTTTTGTTTAACTGCTAGAATGACAACAAATTATCGTTGTTTAAGAAATATTTATATTCAACGAAAAGACCATAGGCTTCCTGAATGGCGAGCCTTTTGTAAATGGATTGAAACTCTTCCATATGCGGAAGAACTCTTAATTAATTGATTAATTGGTATTTGACTTTCTAAATAAAATATGATATAATATATATATAAGATAAGAAAAAGAGGTTAAAAGAAAATATGTCATTAAAACAAGATTTTATTAGTTATGTAGAAAGTAATTTTGAAAAGAATCCTATGCCAGAAAATTTAATTGAATATTGGAATAAGTTTAAAGGTAATTCTAATAATGGTGATAAACCACAATTCACTGAAAATGGAAAAAAGATTTTAAGTTTTCTAAAAGAACATTCTGATGTCCAGAGTTGGAAAGCAAAAGATATTGCTGATAGTATGTTTGTCGCATCTAGAACAGTATCTGGCGCAATTCGTAAATTGGTATTAGATGGATATGTTGAAAAAGTTGGTCAAGACCCAGTTATTTATAGTATTACTGAAAAAGGAATTAATGTAGAAATTAATAATGATTAAGGAGATAAAATAAAATGAAGAATATGATTAATACAACTCACATTGAAGGTCTTGTTTATGAATCTACCCTTGAACTTCGTGTATCTGGTGAAAATTCAAAGAATCCAGGCACCGAATTTATTATGGGTAATTTAAATATTGCTACTGATAATGAATGCACTAATATTGTGCCAGTTCATTTTACATATGTCACCGCAACTACCTCAAAAGGCAACGCAAATGCGACTTTTGCTGTTTTGAAGGATATTGTTGATGGAAAAATTGGAACGGTTATGGGTAATGGCGCAGATAATGCGGGTAAGGTTCGTATTGATTCTGCTATTGGTCTTAACGAATTTTATTCTGACCGTTCTGGTAAGGAAGAGCTTGTAAGTGTAAAGCGTAATGAAGGTGGTTTTGTTCATACTACTGCAAGTCTTAATCCTGATGAAAAAGTTCGTAATACATTTGAAGCAGATATGCTCATTACAAATGTAAATCGTATTGAAGCAGATGAAGAAAGAAAGATAAAGGAAAAGGTTATTGTTCGCGGATGCGTATTTGATTTTCGTAAGGCCATTCTTCCAGTTGAATTTTCAGTCACCAATGCTCGTGGTATGGATTATTTTGAAGGTCTTGAAGCATCTCCTAAGAATCCAGTCTTCACTAAGGTTTGGGGCCGTCAGATTTCTCAAACGGTCACCAATGAAAAAGTTGAAGAATCTGGTTGGGGTGAAGCAAACGTTCAGACCAGCACCAGCACTCGTCGTGATTGGGTAATCACTGGTAGTAATACTGAACCTTATGAATGGGATAGTGATGAAACTATCACCGCAAAGGAACTCACAGACGCTATGGCAAATCGTGAAGTTTATTTGGCTGGTATTAAACAGCGTCAAGATGAGTACAAAGCTTCCAAAGCATCTGCGGCCGCAGTTCCTGCTACCGGTGGATTTAATTTCTAATAAAGGAGTTAAACTATGGCAGAGATTTCCTTACTTGACCTTAAACCTCATAAAGTATCCCGTGATTTAAGAGGCTATTCTGTAATGTTTTATGGAGCAGCCAAAACAGGTAAAACAACTATTTCAAGTCATTTTCCTGGTGCTCTACTTTGTGCCTTTGAGAAAGGCTACAATGCTCTTCCAGATATTTACGCACAACCGATTTTATCTTGGGGAGACTTTAAGAAAGTTATTAATCAGTTGAAACAGCCAGGAGTTGCTGAAAAATTTCAGACTGTTATTGTTGATACTGCTGATATTGCTTATGATTTTTGTGTAAAATATATTTGTTCTCGTGAATCTACCGCAGAGAAAACTTATGAAACTATTGGAGATATTCCTTATGGTAAAGGTTATACTCTTGCGATGCAGGAATTTGATGAACAACTTAGAAAAATTCTACAAATGAATTATGGTCTTGTTTTAATTTCTCACGAAAAAGATAAAGTTTTTAAAGATGAACAAGGTCAAGAATATAATAAAATTGTTCCTTCTCTTGATACACGCGCTGCTCTTGTTTGTGAGCGTACCTGTGATATCATTGGTTATGCCAGAGAAGTAAATGGAGAAAATGGAGTTCAAACTCGTCTTTTCCTTCGTGGTACTCCTCGCTATGATGCTGGTTCTCGGTTTAGATATACCCCCGATTCTATTGAATTTAGTTATGAAGCTTTGACTAATGCAATTGCGGAAGCCGTTGAAAAAGAGGCTGTGCACGGGGCTGATAGAGTGACTGACCAAGTTCAAGCTCCTACTATTTATGCTGATGAACAAAGTTATGATTTTAAAGGAATGATGGATGAATTCCAAGAAATCGTAGGAAAATTAGTCCAAAAAAGTCCTAATATGGCAGGGAAAATTACATTGATTGTTGATAAACATCTTGGAAAAGGCAAGAAAGTAAGCGATTGTACTGCGGCAAATGCCCCTCAATTAGATTTAATTCTTTATGAATTAAGAGAGCTGAATAAATAAGTAAATCAACCCTCATATAAAAAATGAGGGTTGATTTTTATACAAAAATATGGTATAATTATTATATAAGAAATAAAAGGTCGTGTATATTATGGCTCATTATGTTATCTGTGCTATATGCAAACAGAAATTCGATAGAGATAAATATCCAGCGGTCCTTGTTAGCTCTCGTCGTTATGCTCACGCTAGCTGCGCCGGCGCCTTGTCGGCGGAAGATACCTAGAAAGAAAAAGATAGAAAAGAACTTGAAGAATATATAATAAAATTATTCAATTTAGACCATATGGATGGTCGCATTACTCTTCAAATTCAAAAATATCTTAAAGACCATCCAGATTATACATATTCAGGTATTCATCGGACATTAAAATATTTTTATGAAATTAAAAAAAATCCTATTGAAAAAGCAAATGGTGGAATTGGTATTGTTCCTTGGGTTTATGAAGAAGCAAAAAGATATTATTATAATGAATGGTTATTAAGTCAAAAAAATGCTGAAAAAAATATAAAAGAATATATTCCAAAAGTAAAAGAAATAATTATTAAACCACCAAAAAGAGAACCCAAAAGAAGAAGAATTTTTATGTTTTTAGATGAAGAGGAGGAAGACTGTGGCAAATAAATATGTTGATATAACAGCTATTATGCAGGTCATTGGTAGTGTATTTAATAATCCACAGCTTCTGGACTTTACAGATAAATATACTATAAATGATGAAGATTTTCCAGACCAATTTCATAAAATTGTTTTTGGAACAATTTATAAATTACACGAATTAGGTGCTCATAAAATAAATCTTAGTGCTATATCAGATTTTCTGGCATCAAGACCAAAAAGTGAAGCAATTTTTAAACAACAGAAAGGAGAAGAATGGCTTCTTAAAGTTGCAGAAAATTGTACCCCCAGTGCTTTTGATTATTATTATGATAGATTAAAGAAATTTACTCTATTAAGAGGCTTTGATGCTTATGGAATTAGTGTTAATGATATATATGACCCAGATGAAATTCTTGATGCGAAAAAAAGGCAAGCACAAGAAGATAAATTGGATAATATGACATTAATTCAAATAGCCGATGAAATACAAAAAAAGGTAGAAGATTTACGATTAAGATATGTAGATGAAGTAATTGATGAAGCACAACAAGCTGGCGATGGAATTCTTGATTTAATAAAAAGTTTTAAAGATAATCCAGAAGCAGGAGTTCCTCTATATGGTCCATTAATTAATACAATCACAAGAGGAGCAAGACTTAAAAAGTTTTATCTGCGCTCAGCCGCTACTGGCGTCGGAAAGTCCCGTTCAATGATAGCCGATGCCTGTTATATTGGTTGTAATAAAATGTATGATGAAATTTTTGGTTGGATTAAAACAGGTCCTGCATGGCCTACTCTTTATATAGCAACAGAGCAAGATTTGACCGAGATTCAAACAATGATGCTGGCTTTTATTTCTAATGTAAATGAAGAACATATTATTGATGGTAAATATGAAGGTGATGAAGAAGAACGTGTGCTTCAAGCTGCAGAAATCTTAAAAAATTCACCTCTCTATGTTGAACATTTACCAGATTTTTCACTTCAAGATGTTGAAAATAAGATAAAAAGAAATATTAGAGACCACGATGTAAAATATATTTTTCACGATTATATTCATACTTCTATGAAAATTTTAGAAGAAATAACTCGTAGAAGTGGTGGAATTAAATTAAGAGAAGATAATATTTTATTTATGTTGTCTAATAAAATAAAAGATATTTGTAATCAATATGGAGTTTTTATTATGTCTGCGACCCAGTTAAATGCTGATTATCAAACAAGCGAAACTCCTGACCAAAACCTTTTGCGTGGCGCAAAAAGTATTGCGGATAAAATAGACCTTGGCGCAATTCTTCTTTTAGCAAAAGAAAATGATTTTAAGGGATTGGAAAAAATTCTAGCAACAGGAACTTTTGAAAAACCTACTCTTAAAATATCAATATACAAAAATCGCAGAGGAAGATATAAAGGTATTTATCTTTGGTGTAAGGCGGATTTAGGCACTTGCCGTATTACCCCAATGTTCGCAACAGGATGGGATTATGAACTTATTCCCATAGATGATACAAGAATTTATGTAGCAAGTGCGTTTCCGGATGATGAAGATGAAGATTAAGAGGTAATAAAAATGGCGAATTATGATTCTTATTATGTAGAATATCAAATGTCAAGAAAATGTGCTAATGAATATTTAAAAGACCGAAAAGGTTCAGATAGAAATATGAAACCACAAGATTATTTAGTAAAAATTGTTAATGAAGAATATGGTTTGTTAAAAACCTGTACAAAGGTGATTATTATCTAATGTTAGTTTTTGATAAACAAGAGATTAGAGATAGTTTAACAATAGATGATATTTTTGATCTTCTGGAAGAATGGGGCGGTGAGCCAGAAAAATGTCCAACTGGTCTCATCGCCCGAACCATATGTCATAACCGTTTAAATGCAGAAGCTTCTCGTAAATTATATTATTATGAAAATACAGGATTGTTTAGATGCTATACTGGTTGTGAAGAACCTGTATTTGATATTTTTCAGTTGTGTATCAAAGTAATGAATTTACAGCATAATATAATTTATGATTTAAATGAAGCGGTTAGATGGATAGCCCAAAGATTTCGTTTATCCGGACGAGAAGAGGATAGTCCAACAGAAGAAGGACTTGAAGATTGGAAAATATTAGCAAACTATTCTCGTATAAAAGATATACAAAATACAGCCCCCCATATAATACTTGAAGAATATGATGATACTATTCTTTCTCGTTTCAATTATAATATAAAGATTAGACCTTGGCTTGATGAGGGTATTTCTCAACAAGCAATAGATAATGCGGAAATTGGATTTTATCCAGGAGAAGCATAGATTACTATCCCACATTTTGATAAAGATGGTAGATTTATTGGATTGCGCGGTCGCACAGTGGTGGAAGAAGACGCAGAAAAATATGGAAAGTACCGGCCAATTAGAGTAAATGGACAAATATATAATCATCCTCTTGGTTTAAACCTTTATAACTTTAATAATTCAAGATGTGTAATACCTAAAATGCGCCGAGCAATCGTTTTTGAGGGTGAACTATTCGCCCTAGTCTACTTTTCCCAGTAGCTACTGGGGGTCAGCGCGAAGGGAAAAATTTACAGGAATTTTTGGTAAAGCGTTGGCTAACGGGGAAGCCTAAAAATTTTATAAATTCATGGTAATCCCGTGGGAAAATCTGTTTAAACATCTAACTTCATTTTTCATATATTAGTGAGAAAAGGAGTTGATTGTATGAACGTTATTTATGCTTATAAAAAGAAAAGTATAGATAAGATTGTTTATGTCGGTTAGACAAATAATTTAGAATATAGACATAAACAACATATTTATTACGATCCATTTAATATCAATAATCCAGAGTATGAATATCCTCTTAGTAGAGGAATTCGTAAATATGGCGAAGAAGAATATTAGTTAATTGTTTTAGAAGAAAATATTCCAGATGATAAAATAAATGAACGAGAAATTTATTGGATAAAATATTATAACACATATTTTGATGGTTATAATCAATCTACTGGTGGCACTAATCCAGTAAAACCAATATATACAGATGATGAAGTGAATTAGGTAATTGAAATGTTAAAAGACGAAAGTTATTCATTTAATGATATTTCAAAGAAAACTGGATTTTCACTAACTCATATCTATAATATAAATACTGGGAAAAGACGTCCATAGCAAAATATGTCATATCCAATCCGTTCAAATAAAACAAAAGGGACAAAAGGATTAAAATTTTCTCCGGAAGAGTGTAAAAAAATTCACGAAGAAATATTAAAAAATGATAAAACATTAAAAGAACTTGGAGAAATGTTTAACTGTTCTTCTTCAACAATATCTGATATTATTAATGGAAAAACTTAGGCATATAAATTAGAAGGTTATTCTTATCCATTAAGAAATAATCGTTCTATAGGGGCTAAATAGATGTGGAAAAACAGATAAACCTGTATCGACTATCCCGATAAAGGGAGTAGGAGTATTATTAGCACATACTCCGAAATAGTAGCAGTTTTAAAAACTGGAAGATATAGTCAGTGCCATTGGAAACAATGGAATAACACGGAAAAAAGTTGTTTATTATATCAAACTTATTTTGGTTTTGAAAATGATATTTCTGTTGCTTGCTGTGGCAGTAGCCTCTCTTCCTACTAGACGTAGTTGTTAATTGACGCTGGTGCACAAGAAATAGTTGTCGCTTTTGATAGACAGTTTCAAAATGTTGGTGATGATGAATATTGGCATTTATTAAACAATTTAAAGAAAATAAAAGAAAAATATAAAAAATCGGTTCAAATATCTTATATTTTAGATAGAAATAAATTAACTGGATATAAAGATTCTCCTGTTGATTGTGGTTTAAAAACTTTCTTAGAATTATTTAAGAAAAGAGAGTGATTAATATGAAAGGGGGTTGAATTCTATGGAATATCAACTTTTAACACCCAGCATCCCGACAAAAGGAGAGATGACGCCGGTTGAACGGGTGTTTGCTAACAGAGGAATATCTCCCTCTGAAATTAATCACTATTTACATACCACAGAAGAAGATATCTTAAATCCAGAACTACTTGATAATATTAATCAAGGAGCAAAATTGTTAATTCAACATTTGGCTCTTAAAAATAGAATATTTATTCAAGTTGATCCAGATGTTGATGGCTACACATCGGCTGCCGCACTTATTAATTATATTAATATGATTGCGCCAGGCCACGCTCAATAGAATATTGTCTATCGAATTCAAAATGGAAAAGAGCACGGGTTAATCGTAGATACCATTCCAGATGATGTAAAACTTGTAATTGCGCCGGATTCTAGCAGTAATGATTATGAATAGCACAAAATATTAAAGGAAAAAGGCATAGATGTTCTTGTAATAGACCATCACGAAGCAGAAAAAGTATCTGAATATGCGTGTGTTATTAATAATCAATTGAGCAAAAACTATTCTAATAAAACCTTATCAGGTGTTGGAGTTGTTTATAAGTTTTGTCAATATATAGACAAGTTTTTAGGTCAAGATTATGCTAATAATCTATTAGATTTGGTTGCTGTTGGAATGGTTTCAGATATGATGGATTTACGAAACTTTGAAACCAGAGAATTAATTACATAGGGAGTTAATAATTTAAGAAATCCATTTATTTGTGAATTTGTTGAAGAACAACATTATTCTTTAAAAGGAGAGATTACACCTTTTGGAATATCTTTTTATATTGCTCCTTATATTAATGCTACTATTCGCATAGGAACATTAGACGAAAAACTGCTTTTGTTTGAATCAATGTTAGAGTTTCGTGCCTATGAATTAATTCCCTCAACAAAAAGAGGATGTAAAGGTCAATTAGAGACTCGTGTTGAACAAGCAGCAAGAACCTGTAAGAATATAAAGAGTCGTCAAACAAAAGCAAGAGATACAAGTTTAGATATAATCAAAGAAAACATTAAGAAGAATAATTTATTAAATAATCCCATTCTAATTATTCAATTAGATAATCCAATAGAAGAGAATTTAACAGGATTAATAGCTAATTAGATTATGAGTGATTATATGCGCCCAGTGCTTTTACTTAATCGGTATATTGAAATAGATGAAGAAACAGGTGAAATTTTAAAATTTGCTTGGCGAGGTTCTGGTCGCAACGCAACTTACTCTAAATTAATTAATTTTAGAGAATTTTTGGCAGATAGCGGTCTTGTAGAATATGCTAACGGGCACGCATCCGCCTTTGGCGTAAGTGTTTTAGATGAAAATTTAGAAGATTTTAAAAATTATGTTTATACACAATTAAAAGATTTTGATTTTAATAATTGTTATAGAGTTGATTTTATTTGGATTGCTAATGAAGTAGAAAAATATAAAAGAGATATAATGGATATTGGAAAAATGGCTGGCTATTGGGGGCAAGGATTGCCTGAACCGCAAGTAGCAATTGAAAATATCCGTATTCAAGGAAATAAAAATTTAATACTTATGTCGCCAGATAGAAAACCAACTCTAAAAATTATTCTTCCTGGTGGTTTAACTTTAATAAAATTCGGGTCAAGTCAAGAAGAATATGATGATTTATATACAGAAACCGGCTGTGTAGTATTAAATGTAGTTGGAACTTGTAATCTTAATGAATGGAATGGTAATTTTAGTCCGCAAATTATAATTCAAGATTATGAAATTTTAAGTAAATCAGAATATTATTTTTGATGACCCCTAATTTAGGAGGAACAAACTATGAAGAAAAAATTAATAATTGTTTTTATTATAGCCTTATTATTTATTTTTACTATTTATGGAGTAAATGCGGCAGCATCAGATGGTTGGTGGACAAATAAGCAAGTTGTCGCTCATAATATCGCAGAAGAAGCAAGAAGTCTTGGTTTATCCGAAGATGACCCAATTATAACCAGGGCACAAGAACTTTGGTGGGAAGATTATCCTCCTGCTAGTTATCAGCCTGCGCCAACAAAAACCTATTTAGGAACTTATTATATAACTGGTTATGATATTTGTTATTCTTGTTGTGGAAAAGTAGATGGAATTACTGCTTCTGGCGCAAAAGCCACAGTAGGCCGTACAATTGCTGCTCCAAGTAATTTACCTTTCGGAACAAGACTTTATATTGATGGTATTGGTGAGCGTGTTGTTGAAGACCGTGGAGGTTCTGTATCTGGTAATAGATTAGATTTATTATGTAATAATCATTCTGAATGCTATGCTATTACCGGTTATTATGACGTTTATATTATTAATTAATTAACATATATATAGCATACACGCGATGATGAAAGTGCTAAGACTGCTCCGGCCGCAAACGCCCAGCGCAACCGAAAACCCAAATCAAAAATGGCTTTTCAATTTTTTAGAACAAAAATATCAATTAATTAAAAAACCTTAAAGAAAATCTAGCTTGACTTTGATTAAAATATATGATATAATAATTATAGAAATAAATAGTGTGAGGTAAATATGGACGGAATGATAACAAATTTTGATAATTATGCTACAAGGCAAATAGAAAAAGTCTGTACCTTAGATGAAGAATTTAAAAAAAATATTGAGCTATTAGACCAATATGATTTTAGTGAATTTTTAAAAGATGGTATGGATTTGTGGCATGTCAGAGAAGCTATTGAAGAAAAATATGATAAAGAATTTTGGGATAAATATCAAATGTATGTTTTTGATTGTTTAAGTGGAGAAGATACTTGTGATTATTTTGTCAGCAGATATAATGTAAGATTTCAAGAATTTGTAAGTTGGGTAGTAAGATATGAAGATAGAATTAACAAAAAAGCAGAACGAAGGCCTGAAAATAACTCTTGATAGATGGCGACACGGAGAAAAATATACCGCCATTTCAGGGTTTGCTGGAACTGGTAAAAGCACACTTATTAAGTTCATTGTTTCTGCAATGAGATTAAATCCAGAAGAGGTAAGATATGTAGCATATACAGGTAAAGCAGCCAATGTATTAAAAAATAAAGGCTGTCTTAATGCTACTACTGTACATAAATTAATTTATCACGCTAAATTAATGTCTAATGGAAAGTATCGTTTTACTCCTAAAACCAAATACGAAGTACAAACAGAGGGTATTAAAGTAGTCGTAGTAGATGAAGTATCTATGCTTCCTAAAAAACTTTGGGATTTACTTTGTACTTATGATTTTTATATAATCGCTTGTGGCGACCCTGAATAGCTCCCCCCTATACCAGATGGTCCAGATGATCCAAATAATCACGTGTTAGACCATCCTCATATTTTTCTTGATGAAATTATGAGACAAGCCCAAGAGAGTGAAATAATTCGTTTATCAATGCATATTAGAGAAGGTAAGCCGTTATTTACTTTTCCTTGTAAAAATGAACAAGTTATGATATTTGATAGAAAAGATTTAACAACTTCGATGCTTCTTTGGGCTGACCAAATTCTTTGTGCGACCAATAGAGAAAAAGTTAATTTAAATAATCGTATGCGACAAGCCTATAATTTTCTTCCAGAAACTCAAATAGGCGATAAGATTATTAACACCCATAATGAATGGGAGATATTATCTAATTTAGAAAACCCATTAACTAATGGTGTAATAGGGAAAATTAAACAAATGGAATTACAATAGTGGGATTATCCTTATTGGATAAGGAATAAACCATTAAGTGTGCCTGTATTAGTCGCAACAATATCTGGTGATGAAGAAAATGAAGAATTTAATTTTTTACCATTTGATTATAACGAAATAAAAACAGGATTTCCAACATTAACACGAAAAGAAGAATATGTAATTATGAAGCGTTTAGAGTTAGCTATTCCTCTTCACGCCAGTTATGGTTATGCTATTACAGTATGGAAAGCCCAAGGTAGTGAATGGAACAAAGTATTACTCCTTCAAGAGACTGGCTGGCCGCGACAACCAGACGAGCGCCGCAGATATATGTATACAGGTATTACTCGTGCAGTTGATAAATTAGTAGTCATATCATAATGTTTGATTTATATAAAAGATTATGTTATAATATAAGTAAGTTAAGAAAGGGAAAAATATATGAAACCTTACTTTAATTGTCATAATCATACAATGTATAGTAATTTAAGATTAGTTGATGCTATAAATAAACCAGAAGACCTAATTGATGAAGCAATAAAATTAGGTCTTTCTGGTATAGCCATTACAGACCACGAGTGTTTATCTGCGCATATAGAAGCAGAAAAACATATGCAAAAAATAAAAGAAAAGCATCCTAATTTTAAATTAGCTTTTGGAAATGAAATTTATTTAGTAAATGAAAGAACAACAGGACAAAAATATTATCATTTTATATTGATAGCAAAAGATGCGATTGGCCATCGTGCGCTTCGTGAATTAAGTTCAAAAGCTTGGATGAATTCATATGTTGATCGCAGAATGGAAAGAGTACCAACCACAAAAGAAGAATTAGCTGAAATAGTAAATAAATTTAAAGGTCATTTAATAGCAACAACCGCATGTATTGGCGGAGAATTGCCATCAAATGCTTTAATGTATTCAAAAGCAAGATTAGTTAAAGATGAAAATAATGCAATATATTATTATAAACAAATAAATAATTTTTTAAATTATTGTTTGGAATTATTTGGAGAAGATTTTTATATTGAATGTGCTCCTGGAACTGCTCAAGAACAAATCACAGTAAATCAAATTTGTAAAAAAATAGCAGATTATTATAAAATTAAAATGGTAGTGGGAACAGATGCTCATTATCTTAATAAAGAATCAAGGGCGGTTCATAAAGCATATTTAAATTCAAAAGAAGGCGATAGAGAAGTAGATTCATTTTATGAATATACTTATCTAATGGACTATGATGAATTAATAGAATTATTAAAAAATAGTTTTGATGAAGAAGAATGTATTAAAATAATAAATAATACATTTGATATAGAAAATAAAATTGAAACTTATTCATTGTTTCATAAACAAGATATTCCATCAGTAGAAGTTAAAGATTATCCTAAATCTAATTGGTGGGAAGTAAATAATGATTATACGGATGAAATGACAAAATATCCAACATTAAAAAAATTATTTACTTCTGATGATATTCAAGATAGATATTGGGTAAATCAATGTTGGGATAAATTAAATGAAATTGGTCATGGTTGGAAACAATTAAATGAAACTGGTGATGATAGATATCTTGTAGAATTAGAAGAAGAAGCAAGAGTAAAAAGTGTTATTAGTGAAAAACTTGAAACAAATATGTTTAGATATCCTAATACACTTCAACATTATATTGATTTAATTTGGGATTGTGGGTCAATGGTAGGAGCTGGACGAGGTTCATCTTGTGCGGCTTTAAATCATTATTTAATGGGTATTACACAATTAGACCCCATTGAATGGGAACTTCCATTCTTCCGCTATCTTAACGATGAGCGTGTAGAATTAGGCGATATAGATATTGATTTATGTCCATCAAAAGTTGGATTAATTTTAAATAAGATTGCGGCCGAGCGCAGTCAAATGTTTAATGATAATGTTTCAGAGTGGGCAAAGAAAATTTTTGGTTGTACTAGGATTTCAACTTTTGGAACGGAAGGAACTAAATCCGCAATCTTAACAGCGTGTAGAGGTTATCGTAGTGAAGATTATCCAGATGGTATTGATGTAGATCAAGCACAATATATGGCATCTTTAATTCCACAAGAAAGAGGCTTTTTATGGCCGATTAAAGATGTTGTTGAAGGAAATGAAGAAAAGAATAGAAAACCAATTGGAGTATTTATTAGAGAAGTTAATAATTATCCAGGATTATTAGATATTATTAAAGGTATTGAAGGTCTGGTAAATAAACGTAGTTCTCACGCATCTGGTATTGTGTTATTTGATAATGATCCATTTGAACATAGTGCATTTATGAAAACACCAAAAGGTGAAATCATTACACAATATAATCTTCACGATGCAGAATATATGGGTTTGACTAAATATGACTTTTTGGTGACAGAAGTTCAAGATAAAATTGTTCAAACAATTCAATTTCTTCAAGAAGATGGAGAAATAGAAAAAGATTTAAGTTTAAGAGAAATTTATAATAAATATTTACATCCAAGTGTTTTGCCAATTAAAACAGATACAAAAATGTGGGATGCATTAGGTGATGTATCTGTTATTAATACTTTTCAATTTGATAGTGCAGAAGGTTCAAAGGCAGCAAAGCAACTAAGACCAAGAACTATTTTGGAAATGGCTGATGCGAATGGATTAATTCGTTTAATGGGAGAAGAAGGTCAAGAGCGTCCAATAGACAAGTATTGTCGTTATAAAAATGATATTAGTCTATGGTATGAAGAAATGGATAATTTTGGTTTGACCGAAGAAGAACAAAAATCATTAGAACCATATTTTAAGCCTTCTTATGGAGTTCCCCCCAGCCAAGAGCAGTTAATGAAGATGTTAATGGATAAAGATATTTGCGGTTTCAGCTTAGGCGAAGCAAATAGCGCACGCAAAGTCGTCGGTAAGAAACAGATGGCGAAAATCCCTGCTCTACGTGAAGAAGTTCTTAAACGAGCAAAGAGTATGCGATTGGGTAAATATGTGTGGCGCTTTGGGGCAGGACCGCAAATGGGATATAGTTTTTCCGTTATTCACGCGCTCGCATATTCGTTTATTGGAGCACAAACTCTGTATCTTGGCACACATTGGAATCCTATTTATTGGGATACAGCGTGTTTAGTAGTTAATAGTGGTTCTCTGGAAGATGCGATTGATGAAAATGGAGAAGCATTATATGATGAAGAAATAGAAGAAGATATTGAAAAAAAGAAAAAAGCAGTAAGCACAGATTATGGTAAAGTAGCAAAAGCATTAAATGATATTATTAATGCAGGAATTAATGTTAGTTTAGTTAATATTAATGGTTCAGATTTTGGTTTTAAACCAGATGTAAAAAATAATCGTATATTATTTGGTATGAAGGCATTATTGAATGTTAATGATGACCTTGTAAAAAAGATTATAGAAAATCGTCCATATAGAGGAATAAAAGATTTTTATAATAGAATTAAACCAACAAAACAGGCAATGGTTTCCTTGATTAAAGCCGGCGCATTTGATGATTTTATGGAAAGAAAGATTGCAATGGCTTGGTATATTTGGGAAACATGTGATAAAAAATCACGATTAACTTTACAAAATTTTTCAACATTAAATAAACAAAATATGATTCCAAAGGATACGCCTGAAAGAGAATTATCATATAGAGTTTATGAATTTAATCGTTATCTTAAAGCGATGTGTAAAGCAACAAATGATTCAGTTAATTATCATCTTGATATTCGCGCAATAGATTTCTTAACGCAACTTGAAATGATAGATTTAATTGGACCAGATAATACATTAAATATGAAAACTTGGGATAAAAAATATCAAAGTTTTATGGATGTATTTAGAGAATGGTTGCGTATAGATGGCGCAGATGTTTTAGCAGAATTAAATTCTCGCATATTTGAAGCAGATTGGAAAAAATATGCTGGCGCCGCAAACTATTCAGCCTGGGAAATGGAAGTTCTTTGTTTTTATAAACATGAACACGAATTAGCAAATGTTAATATGGAAAAATATGGATTGAGTAATTTTAATGATTTGCCCGAAGATCCAGAAATAGAACATACATTTTATAGAAACAATAAACCAGTTCATGTTTTTAAATTAAGTCGTATAGCAGGAACTTGTATTGCTAAAAATAAAACGAAAGGTGTCGTTACGATTCTTACTACTGATGGAGTTGTTAATGTAAAATTTAGAAAAGAATATTTTGCATTGTTTGATAAACGAATCTCTGAGCGTGGTGAAGATGGAATAAAGCACGTTGTTGAAAAATCTTGGTTTGATAGAGGAAATATGATTATGGTTCAAGGTATCCGTTCAGGTGATACATTTATCACAAAGAAATATGCATCATCTATTGGACATCAGTTATATCATATTTTAAAGATAAATGGTTATGGAGATTTAGTTCTTCAAACTGAAAGATATAAAGGAGAGAGTGGTGAAGATTAATGACGAATGATATGGTAAATCATCCTGCTCATTATACTGCTGGTGGCATTGAGTGTATAGACGCACTTACGGCAGCCACCACTGGACTTGAAGGCATTGAAGCAGTATGTACTGCTAATGCTATAAAATATCTTTGGCGTTGGAAAATTAAAAATGGTGCCGAAGATTTAAAAAAGGCTATTTGGTATATTAATTATCTACTGGCGCATTTGGACGAAAGTAGATAATTAATTTACTAAATTTTGTATATATATTAGTATACATACAAAATTTAGTATAGGAGGATTACAATGGAGTTTTTTGTTATTAAAAGAGATGGCTCGAAAGTCCCATTTAATAAAAATAAAATTATAAACGCTATTAATTCTGCTTTTCTTGAAATAGACGGATAGTTATATGAAGATGATACTGCAAAAGATATAGCAGAAGATATTTCTTCTAAATTAACAAAAGATATTTCAGTAGAACAAATATAGGATTTAGTAGAAAATTATTTAATGCGCTCAGAGCGTCCAGATGTTGCTCGCGCATATATTCGTTATCGTTATAAAAAAGAAGTTGCTAGAAATTTTGAACACGACTTTATTGATGCTATTCGTGAGAAGCTTGCGGCCGCAGATGTTTAGAATCAAAATGCTAACGTAGATGAGCACTCCTTCGGCGGTCGCACAGGTGAAGCTTCTAGTGTGGTCACAAAAAAGCTAGCTCTTGATTACTTAATTTCTAAAACATCAAGACATAACCATGAAAATAATATGGTTTATATTCATGATTTAGATTCTTATTATGTGGGTAGTCATAATTGTTTGAGTATCCCATTTGATGACTTACTTGCAAAAGGTTTTAATACTCGTCAAACAGATGTTCGTCCTGCTGGCTCAGTTAATACTGCATTTCAGCTTGTAGCAGTAATTTTCCAACTTCAAAGTTTGCAACAGTTTGGTGGAGTTTCAGCTACACATTTAGATTGGACGATGGTTCCCTATGTGCGTAAAAGTTTTTATAAACATTATAAAGATGGTTTAAAATATATTGTTGATTGGCCTGAAAACTATATTGAAAAAGAAATGACATTTGAAGGTAAATGGGAACCAAAAGAAATTTCTATTGCAGATAAAGATTGCTATTATGTAAAAGAAGCATATAAATATGCTATGGATATGACATTAAAAGAAGTGCATCAAGCAGTTGAAGGTATGTATCATAATCTTAATACTCTTCAAAGCCGTAGCGGTAATCAATTGCCATTTACTTCTATCAATTATGGCACTTGCACTCTTCCAGAAGGTCGTATGATTACAAAAGCATTATTAGATGTATCTATTGAAGGTTTAGGAAAATTACATAAAACTTCAATTTTCCCTTGTGGAATTTTCCAATGTATGAAAGGAGTCAATCGTGAATCAGGAGACCCTAATTATGACTTGTATCAATTAGCTTTAGAATCTACTGCCAAGCGACTTTACCCTAACTACGCTAATGTGGACTGGTCAGGAAATGCAGGCTACGATAGAGATGACCCCAAAACTTATTTCTCTACCATGGGGTGTCGTACCGCAAACGGAGCAGACATCAACGCAGAACCAGGTGTCAATCCTCAAACTAAGGATGGACGTGGAAACATTTGTCCCGTGACCATTATTCTTCCAACTCTTGCTATGATGGCAAAAGAAAGAGGCGGAGATATTATAGATAATTTCATAGAGTTATTAGACCAAAAAATTCACGAAGCAAAAGATACATTAATTGAACGTTTTGAATGGATTTGTTCCCAATCACCAGAATCTGCAAAATTTATGTATGAAAATCATACAATGTTAGGGTATCATCCAGAAGAAGGTATTCGTAGCGCTCTTAAACATGGCACCTTGGTAATTGGTCAATTAGGTTTAGCCGAAGCTCTTCAAATTTTAATTGATTGCGACCATACTACCGCAGAAGGTATGGATTTAGCTAAACATATAGAACAGTTATTTAAGAACCGTTGTGCTGAATTCAAACAAGAATATCATTTAAACTTTGGTGTTTATTATACTCCTGCTGAAAATCTTTGCTATACTGCACTTAAAAAATTCCGTAAAAAATATGGAATTATTCCAAAAGTCAGTGATAGAGAATTTTTTACAAACAGTATGCATGTTCCTGTTTGGTATGAAATTAGTCCATTTGAAAAAATTGATATTGAAAGTCAATTAACAGGATATTCCAGCGCCGGATGTATTACTTATGTAGAACTTGATTCTTCTGCGGTTCATAATCCAAAAGCATTAAAATAGATTGTAGATTACGCTATGGACCATGACATTCCTTATTTTGCTATAAATGTTCCTTGCGATACTTGCCTTGAATGTGGTTTTTAGGGTGAGTTTAATGATAGTTGTCCTATTTGCGGTAGCACTAAAATTTAGCAATTACGTCGTGTAACCGGTTATCTTACCGGCAATTATACTACTGCTTTTAATCTTGGAAAACAAGATGAAGTCCGTGATAGGGCTAAACATGTAGGAGTGATGGAATAATGCAATATGCTGGTATTATAAAAAATGATATTGCCGCAGGAGAAGGAATGAATGTGACTTTTTTCGTTCAAGGTTGTCCATTTCATTGTGAAGGATGTCATAATCCTCAAACGTGGGATTTTTTGGGTGGAAAAGAATTTACCATAGACACATTAAATGATTTAACTAATGCTATTTAGGCTAATGGAATAAAAAGAAATTTAAGTATTATGGGTGGAGAGCCATTGTGTTAGGAAAATATTTTCTTAACACAAATGGTTATTGCTCATATAAAAAGTAAATATCCAGATATTAAAGTATATCTTTGGACTGGATATACCTATGAAGAATTAATTGAAAGAGATAAACCAAAAACAAATTGGATTTTAAATAATATAGATTATTTGATTGATGGTCCCTTTGTTCTTGCGGAGCGAGATATTACGCTTCCTATGAGGGGTAGTCGCAATCAAAGAATTTTAAATATGAGAGAAATGAGAAAAGTAGAAAATGACGACTAATAGAGTAATTGGAGTAGATGCTTCTTTGGAATCTCTTAAATATAGACATAATTGTAATGAAGGAGATATTGTTTTTTGTGAAGAAAATAAAAAGCATTATGTCTATACAAATGGAGAATGGGAAAAACTAGAAATTACATCTAGTGGTTTAACAATACCATTATATGAATTAAATAAAAATGCTGTTAGTCAATTGCCAGCATATACTGAAAAACAATTAGAATCATTAGAGGAATTAATTAATGGCTGGGAAAATGATTTTAGAGGAATCGGGATTCATTACTATATGCTTCTCTGTAATGATATTCATTATTATACTGTTTTTTCTTATACCGACCATTCTATTTCAGAGTTCAATGCTCTTGGACGGGGTGTTATTCAAGTCTTAAAAGAAGGTAATTATGTTATTCACGCAGAAGAATATAGTACAGACCATTTTGAAATTTGGGTAAAAAAAGATGATGAAATTTATGATTTTCTTTTATTCCCATATGATTAGGGGGTTGTGACTTATGGCTAAACTTTATGTTGGAGTTGATATGTTCAATGTAAATCAAACTCTTTTTATTGAAAAAGAAGGTAAGGTTGGACAAGCTATGACAACTCCAATGAACTTACTTAATAAAACTATTTATCAATTAGTAGAAACAGAAGATATAGAAGAAGTATTTATTGGTGGTACATAGGAATATATTGAAAAAATAGGTTATGATATTCTTAAAGATTTAAAAACAAATTATGCAGAAAAAAATGTGAGGGTTAGAGTAAATGATAAAATACTTAATTAAAGATGTAACTACTTATAGAGTTAGCACAGTAGAAGAAGTAGAACTTCTCCACGAATAGTTGTTAGAAGATAGAAGCTTTGAATTGGTTGCTTTTAGTTATAAAACAAAACATACAAAAGCAACTAAAAATGACCCAGGAGAAGAATATCAATTAGTAAAAGCTGAAAAAGTATTTAATGAAGAAAAACTTCCTAATTCTAATATAGATGTAAAATATGAGGTTAAATTTTAATGGAAGATAAGGCTCGTTTCGAGTTAATTTCTTCTTATGCTAACTACACAAATTTGCTACCTACACGGGCCACAAAAAATAGCGCCGGTTATGATTTTTATGTGGCAGAGGATATGATTATACCCGCGTTTACAAATCAATTCAATTTCCTATATAAAATGAACGAGAGACCCTTAACACTTACAGAAATTTCTTTTCTCACAAAAAAATTTAATTGTAAGCCAATCCTGGTTCCAACAGGAGTTAAGGCATACATTCCAGAAGGATAGTATTTATAGTTATCTGTACGCTCTTCTACTCCATTAAAATATTGGTTAGTATTAGCTAATGGAGTTGGAATTATTGATGCAGATTATTATAATAATCCTGATAACGAAGGCCATATATTCTTTTAGATAATTAATTTATTTCCAAATGATATTTAGTTAAATAAAGGTAGTAAAATTGGATAGGGGATTTTCTTATCTTATCATACTGCCGAAGGAGATTTGACTGCGGCCGCACGTACTGGTGGCTTTGGGTCTACTGAAAAATGAGAATTTTAGCATTAGATTAGGCCAGTAAAGTATCAGGGTGGGCAATTTTTGATACAGATCATTTAGAGTAGTATGGAGAAATTGATGTAAGTAAGTATTATGATTTAGGTGAAAGACTTCATATTATCCGTTAGGAAGTAGAACATTTAATTGATGATGAACATATTGATATAGTAATTCTTGAAGATATATATATGGATGGATAGCGAGTAAATAATGTTCAAACTTTTAAAGCACTTGCGGAAGTATTTGGTGTTTTATATGAATTATGTATTGATATGGAAAAACCTGTTGAGGCAGTTCTTGCGGGAACCTGGAAATCTACTCTTGGAATAAAAGGAAGAACAAGAGCAGAACAAAAACATAATGCACAATAGTGGGTTATGAATAATTATAATATAAAAGTTTCACAAGATAAATGTGATGCTATTTGTATTGGCGCACATAAAATCCGTCAATTAGAAAATGATTGGGGAGAATAAAAAAAAAGGGCGATAGTTTTAATTAACTATCGCCCTTTTTATTTTTTCGTTCTTCCGCTTCTTTTTCCATCTAAACCTTTACTTTATCTACAACTCTATCATGTAAAGCATCACCCCTATGATTACCACCTAAATCTTTATAAGTTGCATATTCAGTTTCAAAATCTTCATATTCATCTACTGTAATATAATGGTCCGCTTCTAAGAGTTCATTACAATAAGCAAGAAATTGTTTCTTTTGGATAGAAAGAAGACCAGACCTATTAATAGCCTAACCTCGTTCTAAGTCTTTCTTTAATTTGTCAATATCTCCGTGAATATCATCTAATTCTGCGTGGATTGAAACATCTTCTTGTTTTGATTCAGTTTCTACTCTACTAATTTCTGTTTCAATAGTATTAATAATTTTTCCACACATATTTTTTTCTTTTTCTTTCCACTCTTGGTCTGCAATCTATTTATGTACTTTTATAGAATGTTTAGTAGCAAGAACAATGCCACCAGAAACCATTAAACAAACCCATTCAATCCAGTATTTAGCTATCCATTCAAGTACTTCCATTTTTATTTATCCCTCCTTTTTTTTAGGAATAAAAACAAATCCTTTCAAAAGAAAATGAATATTAAAATAAATATTTTTTTAATTTTTGGCCATTGGGAAAAATTAACGGGAAATTTTGGGCAAAGTAAATAAAAATATAAAAACTAAATCTCATAAAATATTGCGGGAAGGGAAAAATTCCCGTGAATTTTTGGTAAAAGGAGGTTTAGTAATGCCATATCAACCTACACAAAATTATTATTATCAACCACCAACAAACCAGATACGTTAGTCTATAATGGGACTAAAAGGACGTCCAGTATCTGGATTAGAGGAGGTTAAGGCGGCTGCTGTTGATTTTGATGGAACTGTGTCTTTCTTTCCCGATTTGGCCAACGGTAAAATTTATACAAAACAATGTAATGTAGATGGAACTGCTTCATTGAATATGTATGAATTGAAAGAAATTCCAGTAGCACCAACAATCAATTCAACAAACTATATCACGCGTGATGAATTTAATCAAACTATGTCTGCCTTAAAGTAGATATTGGCCCAAGCTAATCTTGTAAAGGAGAGTCCTGATCAAACTCAACCTCAACAAACTTCTACTCCTGAATTCAACTTTTAAAAGTGAGGTTTCTTAAATAATGACAAATCCTTTAATTTAGTTTATGCAAATGGTCAGGAGCGGTAATAATCCAGAAACATTAATAATGAATCTTCTCCAATAGCAAGTAGGAAATACTCCTATGGGCTAGAATCTAATTAAGTTAGCCTAGAATAAAGATTCAAAAGGAATAGAACAGGTAGCTCGTAATCTTTGCGCTCAAAGAGGCCTCGACTTTGATAAAGAATTCGCTGCATTTAAACAACGAATAGGATTATGAAGGAGGTTTATAAAATGTTTAATTCAAGCGAAGGTTATAGTTTATCTGATATTGCTGCTGTGACAGGTGGCGCCAATAATGGCTTATTTGGTGATGGAGCTGGTTTTGGTGGATGGTGGATCATCCTTTTATTCCTCTTTGCTTTTGGTGGATGGGGAAACAATGGCTGGGGCTATGGTAATGGCAATACCGGTGCCGCAGTAACCGCTGATATTGGTTATAACTTTGATATGCACGATGTTTCTTCTGGTATCCGTGATCTTAGTACAGCAACAGCTAATGGATTTTATGGATTAAATACTAATTTATTAACTGGTTTCTCTAATACACAATCTCAAATTTGTAATTCTGGTTTTGAAACCATTCAAGCTATTAATGCTGGAACAGTTGCTGGATTACAAAATACCAATGCTATTCAGTCTCAAATAGCCGCAAACAGAGCTAGCGAAGAATTATGCTGCTGCTAGACTAGAAACGCTATTGATTCTGGTTTTGCTACTCTTAATTACAATCTCGCCACAGAAGCTTGCGCCGACCGTGCCGCAGTATCTACTGCTTCAAGAGATATTATTGAAAATGCTAATAGTAATACTCGTTAGATTCTTGATTTCTTAGTTCAAGATCGCTTATCTGCTCTTCAAAATGAAAATGCTGCTCTTAAAGGACAAATTTCTCAAAGTGAGCAAAATGCTTATCTCATTAATGCCCTTCGTCCAGCAGCAGAACCAGCTTATTTAGTCGCCAATCCCTATACTGGTATTTATGGTACTTATGGCTATAATGCTTTATATGGTGGCGTATTAAGTAATGGTTTTATTGGTTAATAGAGGAGGTTAAGTAATGATGGAAATAACTGCTAATGCAGCTCAAGTCGTAGCTGTTAATTAGGCTGTCTTATTTACCGAAACAGCAGTTCCTGGTAATTATTCTATGGTACATAGAGAAGGCAGTGGATTAGTTGGCTTGCGTGGATTACCTAATGGGCAACTTCGTGCGAGATTCCTCATTGAATTCGGTGCGAATATTGCGGTGCCTACTGGCGAAACAGTAGGCCCCGTAAGTCTCGCTATCGCAATCAATGGAGAACCAGTAGTCACTTCTAATATGATTTCAACACCCGCCGCAGTAGAAGAATATAATAATGTTAGTGCTAGTTTATATATTGATG